TCTCAGTACCTGAATCTGGATAGGGGGTATGACCTTCACGAGATTGCTATTGCTTTTAGAGAAATGGAAGTTCCTAATAGGTGGAAGGAACAATATGAGACTCAAGATAATGGTATGTATCTCTTTATGAAGGAGTCTTATGATAAAGCTTATAGACATATACCAAAGAAACACGGTTGGGATTTACTCAAAGACCAATCATTTTTAGTAAAGAAGCCTAATGCTGAAGTTATTAATATGACTGGTCGAGAGATTGTTGACTCTATTAACGAGGTTTACACTAAGAAGAATGCAGAATCACACGAGTGGCTTGTTGGAAAGCCTGAAGCTTTAGAACCTTATAAGAATCTTAGAGTAAACAAAAAGACTGGTGAAGAATTAAATGATTTTGAATATTATAATGCTATTAAGAAAAAGTTTCTTAAGGACATTGTTCAGACAATAAATGAAGGTAAACGATTCAAAATGGATTTAGGTATTGATGGCTTAAGATGGATTGCTCGTCGAGTGATGATTAGTCAAATACCAGCAGAATTCCAGAAAGAACGTACTGAAATTATGAAGAACTTACCAAGAGATAATGAAGCTACTGGACAGTATGATTTTGATATATATTTCCCGCATTTAAACTTTAATAGGAAAGCGGCCGCAAAACAAATGGAAGTTGGGATGGACTTCATTCTTAATAACAAGAGTATGAGCAAAGAAGAGAAAGATATTGAAATTAGAAAAATCCTAATCCACCACAATCAAATGACTGGTGACTATATGGCTATGGATACTTTCGGTGAGCACTTTGACCAAGTACAAAACATAGTCCAAGATTTGGTGCAAAAACGTAAGATGTCTGAGGGTAGAATAACTTGGTTTCATAATAAAAAAATGGGTAATCAATTTAGTCGTAAGGCTCATATTGATGGTTGGGATAGGAGTCCTGAAGCTTACGAAACATATATCAAGAATATACACGATACATACTACCGCCTTGCTTCACAGATTATAACAAAGGATGCTATTGTAGGATGGTCTTACAACCAGTGGGTAAAAGCTGGTGGTAAACCAGCAAAATCTGAACCTAGTAAGGAAAAAAGAGGAGCAGATGTTTCTTCTAAAGATTTAGACCTTATTAATTCTTGGAGAACATTCTTCAACTTGTATACTCAAGGTGCTATGGGCTATCCAACTAAGATTCCAGAATCAGTTATGAAAAATCCTAATATGAAATTAAAAGGCAGTATGTATGCTTTTACTGCTGACTCAGAGGTTACTAAGAAAATGAACAGTATAGCCAATAAACTTGGTATTTCTAAAAGTAAGATGCAGGAAACATTCCCTGAAATGGGTGGCCCTTACGATATGAGTACTATAGCTAGGCTAAGTAATATGGAAGCAAAATATGCGCTGGCCTCTCTCCTTGCTCATCCCAAGAGTGCAATAGCCAATCTATATGGCGGGTCAGTGCATACTCTTATTAATACTGGTTACGGCAATTTTAAAAAAGCTCGTGATATTAATTATCTAAAATCCCACGTTAATCCTAAGTGGGAAACGATGGCAGATGTAGAGGCATTTGTTAGGTCACAGGGCGTAATTGAAGAGTTCCTTTTATATGAAGCATCAATGAATCCTGAATTAAAGGGGAAAAAATGGGGCAAGTTTATGCAGGATGCTGTAGCTAAAATTAGAAAAGACCCCAATATGAAAGATGAGGATTTATCAACCCTTGCTCAATCACACGGAATAACAGAAGCAGTTTTAAACAAAGCGGCGTGGTTTATGCGAGAACCTGAGCGTATTTTGAGAAGAGATGCGTTTATGGCTCATTATATCCAAGCAAAAGAGAAATTTGGTGGTGCTATTAAGCAATTTGACCATCCGATACTTATGGAAATGGCTAAAAAGGGCGTAAAAGCGACTCAATTTCTGTATTCTGCTCCATTTAGACCTATGTTTGCCGCTACTTCCCTTGGTAAAATGATGACAAGGTTCCAATTATGGGCTTGGAACGCTGTTAGATTTAGAAAAGATGTTATAAATGAAGCTCATTACAGAGGTTGGCAGGAAGGAACTCCTGAATTTGAGAGATTTCAGAGGTTAGCTACTGCTGATTTGCTTATGTTGGGCTTAAGTAATGTATTTATGTACTCTCTTTTTGAAAGTGCCTTACCAGCTCCTTGGAATTACTTACAGGATACAGCTGATTGGTTACTTGGTGATGAAAAAGAGCGAGACAGGGCTTTCTTTGGTGCTTGGCCTTCACAAGTTGCGCCTTTACAGTTAGTAACTCCACCTTCATTAAGATTGCTCCCGTCTCTATTTAAGGGTATGGTAACAGACGATTATAGCAAGTTAGCTGATTATACAATGTGGACTATGTTCCCCTTTGGTAGAATAGCTAGAGATGTAGCTGGCCCCGGTGGAATGATGGAAAACCCAATGAGGTCAGTTGAGAAAATGACGGGTTTACCATATATGCAATTCTCTAGACAGGTAACTAAGCATAAGGATGATGAAATGCTTGGGCCAAAAGGTATATCAGGAGCGTTTTAATGAATATATTAGGATTAATGTCAGGTATGTTGAAAGCTAAAGGTGGGTTAAGAACAATCGAACAATATGCTGATATAGCAGGTACAACAGAACAATTAAGAAAAAATATACACAAAGCATACGCTACAACCTTGGCTAATAAAGGCGTAGATATAAGGCTAGTATCTAACTCATATGGTTCAGATATGCCTTCAGAGGGTCTGGAAGCCTTAATGAAGTACGAGAAAGAAATAATGAATGAACTAGGTGGGCGAGTTGGTATTGAAAGATTGCATAAAATGGTAGGGCCAGATTTTCAAGATAAATTTAATGAAATGTTGCATTTACAAATTGAAGATATTAAAAATATTCCAGATGCGGATTTAAGAAGTAACCCGGAGAGTGTATTGCAACAAATAACAGGACAACATAGAGAACAAATTCGTGGCTGGGGAGAACAGATGTTTGTTCCCGGTCAAAAGGTTAATGGTGTTGAAGTAAAAGACTGGGATACTTTCCGTAGGTGGAATAGAAATGATTCTATTCGAATGAAAAAAGCTGAAATCTTAGAGATAAAGGACAGTGGTGGGCATTTAACAGATGGGAATAGACAAGAATGGGCTGACCTCCCAGATATGGAATTTGAAATAGGCGAAAAAATAAGGAATATTGATTTACCTCATTACGATAAACAATTAAAAAGTTTTGCTACATTTACAAATCCTAAAACTGGCGCAAGGTACAGAGTAGAAATGAAGAATAGGGGCAGTAGAGATTATACAGCCGCTGAAAAAGGGAGTGGAGGCTGGGATAGCGTAGACCACGCCTATATTAATCCTAAGACTAATGAAATTGTTGAATGGAGACCGGGGCCAGACAAGAATCCTAGAAAGGTACTAAAGATGGACAATAATGGTGACCCTATTTATGGAGAGAGAATTGAGGGTGTATCAAAAAAGGATGTGTTTGTACCCCTTAGAGGTACTCCAACAAGCCTTCCAGAAGCACACTTAAAAGGGTTAAAGAAGCTTCCAGATGATTTGAGAGCAGAAGCGGAAGGCATACAGGAAGCTGGTAAAAAACGACGTAGTCGTAATATTGCAGGAACAAGAGTAGGTCAACCGCCATCTTCAATATCAATAGGGGTGGGAATTAAACCTATGGAAGATATGGCACGATGGGAAGCGGCAACGGAAGCTGAAATAATTAAGAAGCTTGTTGATAAATACGGACTCCCTGATGATTCTCCTCCTAGACTTGGTTTCAATAAAAAATCTGACGATATGGACTACGTTAACTGGTTTAAAAATAAATTTACATCGGATGAAGTGACAGATTTAGCACCACAGGGTATAAATTTAGTTCAAGTTCACGATGAATTTATAGACACATTATCAAAAGCTTTAAAGAGTAGGTCTTCGAAAGAAGCTACGGATATGATGAATATAGCTAAAGATTTTGGAACAAGAGGAATACAGACTAGCGATAATATGAGTTCAAAATCCGCTTATGCTCTGTCAGTTCAATCTAGAGCAGATAATGCTGTTACTGGCGAAGTTGGAAGTAGGGCGTATAGAAAAAGACAAGCAATAAGGGATGCAGGAGGGGTTCCGGGTGAAGTATCAGTACATCAGGATACATTCCAAATGATGAATACCATAGATAGAACTCACGCCTCAGGCCCACTTTCAGGATTGCAAGATTATAGAAATATTAATAGTAACGAATATGGAAATCTAAATGCTATTTGGGCTAATCAAAGTAAAGGGAGTATGGACTTTACAGTTGAGCTAGACCCTATCCATTACATTGGTAAGAATAATGTGATTTTAAATGCTAGTGAGGATGTTAAAAATCTTCCAACAGTAGATAAAGGAGCTAGAAGAATTATAACTGGCGGACTCTATGAAGGTGTGGGTATTCAAGGTCTTAGAAAACCAAGAGAAGCGGTTGACGAGGCCGTAAAGAAAATATCTGGCCCGTTTAAGCAACCTGTACCGCCAGAAGAATTGTTAAAACAAGCTGAAAAAATAGGTAAAAAAGAAGGACTTTTAAGAACAAGTACTGATGTGGTTGAAGCTGTAAGAGACTTCTTAACAGATACCAATTTGAAGAACTTAAAGAAGATAACTGGTAATGATACACCAGTACAATATGTGAAAAAGACACTTGCCCCTGCAATTAAACGGGGAGAATCGGAATTACAAAAAGGGTTTGGAAAGGATTTTAAACTTGTTTTTAAAATAGAAGAAGTTCCAACTCACGATACTTCATATTTTAGTATTAGAGTCTTTCACAGTAAAGTAGAGGTTGCTGGGTCACTATCTAAAGCTACTCTTGATAAGAAAATAATGGGAGCTTTACCAGCTTTGGAAGGTATCAGATGGGAATACGGAGGAGAAAAGTAGAGTTATTTACGTCAGTGATAAAAAAAAAGAGTGAGAGCCCTACCGAAATAGAACTCTACACTCTCCGAGTCGCAGTTTAAGGAGGTTACTTATTTACGACTCCGGGTAGGATAACATTCTCAAAATAAGGACAACCTTTATCAGCGATACAGGGCTTTTCAGCCAGTTCTTCGTTGACACATTGTCCTATAAAATATTTGTACCCGTCTTTTCTTTTTTGTTTGATATTCATCATAACCCCTAGACACTTGCTATTATTCCAATTAGCGCATTCTTTTTGTGCCTTATGGTATGCTCGACCCTTCACAGAATCCTTCTAACTCATCAGGTTCTACTTCAAATTCACATTCAAGACAAAATAGACCTAATTCTGATATGTCTGATGAGCTTTCACCATTCTCAATATAAGTCATCATATTGTCTTCACATTCAGGACATTCATACTCTGATGAATCCCCACCTATTGGATTAGTACCGTCATTGTATTCTTTCATTTCTTTTACTTTCCTCCCGTATTCTACTAAAATACTCTTTTTCCCAGTTATCTAGCATAGCTGTTATTGTGTACACGACATCTTGTTTAAAAATAGGTTCTTTTTTATAACAAGTATCACATACTCCACTTTCATTCATTGTGGGCTTATCACACGAGTGACACATAAATGGCGTAGGCATAATTAAATTACGGGGGAGTTCTTCACTGCCAACCAGCGAATCAGACTTTCATATCCTTTTAACTCCCCCATTTTATTTCCTTCTACTGTATACGCCAGATGCGCATACCAAGTACCCCATTTTCTTTCCTTTTACGGGTAGAAAATTTGACACGCTTACCTTGCTCTTTTAAAAGCTTGGTATGTCTCCAAACTGCACTCGAGGCCGAAGCGGCCTTGATAACTTCCACAGGAAAGAAAACACTGTCCCCTACCTTCATATTCGCTAGAAAATGCCAGCGATTAGCCATCTTATTTTGGTGCGTCGTTCGTGGAGGTAAAGCCACGGATTTTTCGATTACTGGTATGAAATTTTTCATTTCAACTCCTTGTTAATCGTCACAGACTTCACAGGTTTGATGTAAATGAGAAGGCATCTTTTCTATCTCGTCCACTTGAGACTTGCTATACTTTTCCCAACCTGCTTTATTGCGCAATTCTTTAGCTATATTTTCTGCAATAACTTCACTACCATCTCCCAAATCTAACGGAATTTTAGCGTAGTAATCTAATGCTTTTAGCAATACAACTAACTCCTCATCTTGAAGAGTGTGCTTTGGTATAAGTGGATTATTTTTTTGTTCTTGCAAAATATCGTTCTCCACGATGATACCTACTTTTAAGCTGTTCCAACCTATTATAACCAGCTCCATACTTTTTTATGGTTCCTTTCTTTAGACACTTTTCGTATAATTGAATACATCCTGCTATAGAAATAGCGTTAGATGTTAAATCTTTATACTCTCTTAATCTGTCAATAGTATCTCGCACTGCTGTTATAGGTTTTTCCATTAGAAAATCTCCTTTCCAATTTCTTCCACCAACTCTGTCATCAATTCGAAATTTCTGTTTAACTTTTCTTCAATTCTAGCACATCTTATAATGATACTTATCATTAATAACAAGGTAAACAAAACATAAAGTTCCCAAGCTGGGAAATTTTCTGCTTCCAATACCGATTGCCATAGAAATTTAAAGTTTTCCATCATTCATTTTCCGGCTTAATACCTAAAGCAGACCCAACACTTTCTTCAGTACCATCTGTTTCTACTATATTCATATCTGGGTTACAATTACATAAAGTTGCAATGCGACCTTTTTTTGTATTTGATTTACACCATTTATCGTGAAATATTTGCATTACACTTATAGTATTTGGTTTCAAATCTATTTTTTTCATTTATGATTCTCCCGATATAGGTTTAGCAATACTTTCAGCTCCTTTCGCTTGTATAAGGTCTGCTAATCTTGTTAAAAGATTTTCAGCTAAACCACTATACTCTTTATCCATATAAAAAGTGACTATTCCACAGTCATCTTCTTGTTTAAGTATTGTCCACAGATATCTTGTTTTTCCAGTTACACTGGACATTATGAAATCACCATAGTGTTCTTTCCAATTCTTTTCAAATTGACTGTATAACCCGGAAGCTTCTAAACTTTCTAGACCTTTTAGATTTTCAGTAGTGATTTCAACTTCGAAATTGTTACCATCAGGTAAATCAACTGGTATCTTTTCAGTAAAATCAGGAACTATACTATGAAATTTCTTTAAATAATACTCGTAATTATGAGTCATTCTTTATCTCTCAATCGACTGTTCCAGACAAGTAGTCCAAGAACAATAAAATTTGATATAAAGACAAATGTAAGTACATCCATTAATACCTACCTCCTTTAGCTAACTTTCTTAATAAATACACACCAAGCTCTTCAGGCTGTTCTTTTATCCAATTCATAACCATTTGAAAATCGACTTCGTCTAAAGGGCCTTTTCTTGTATTACAGGTGCGACAAATTAATTGAAGATTACTTATAATACTAGGGCCACTTTTTTTCAAAGGTACAATATGGTCGCAAGCAATCGTACGGATATTAAGTATCTTTTCACAATACTTACACGGAGTTCCATATGACGAATAAAATATCGCATCAAGTTCTTCAGTAGTGATTATACAATCAACTCCTGCTAAATCTGAGCGTTTTTTTAATGACGATTTCAAAGATGAGATTTTTCTTCGCATCTTCTTATACGCTTGCTTCCAAAATGTTCTATGAACAGGTTCGAGAACTACCTGAAATTGAGCTTTGGTGATTTTTGCCATTAACTAATATTTTTAATATATAGTTCTTTAGGCGCACTTGCAAAATACTTAAATAACGCAGGACATAACCATATGTTACGACCTTCTTGGTCATCGTAATTGCTCCCATTTATAAGGTGGGTATCCTTTAATTCCAATTTAACATCATAATCTGGCAAAGGATATGCAGAAAATGTTATTGTACAGGAATTACTTTTACCACTCCACTTATCCATCCAATAGTTTGCTCCACCGATAAACGGTTCTCTGACTAATCCAGTAGTTGGGTCATCAAATGCAAACATACCGCCTTCTATTCTATAGGGCGCTATTGAAGTTACAGCATTACTATGCTGAGATAGAGTATTGAGCGAATTCGGAACCATTTGGTCTCTTAACCATTCTAGTATCAATATTGTACCCTTCTTTGTGTCTAAGTGTGTGAATTATAGCCGCCAGTCTCATTATACCCCAAGAATTTAACGCTGTCATAGGTGTTATTTTACCACCTGATAACAATGCGGCCTTGACGTAACTTTTTTGAGAATGTTGACGTATTGAAGTAAATTTAGCCATATTAGCTTCTCCTTACTCGTTTAACTTTTAAAATGTCGACTCCAAGAGGAAGATTTTTCCCTTCTTTATCGGCAGACATTGCATCAGCCCTAGCGGTTTTCTTATCAATTTTCTCGATAATTTCTACCGTTTTATACTTACTGTCGAGCTCTTCAGCGTTTATCAATACTGGGCCATATGATTCATATAACTTATATCGAGCGGTATCAGTCTGCCAAACACCTTGTTCATCTCCTACTTCTTCTATAACCATAGGTAACAATACTTGATTAAAGAATTCCTTTGTCCTCTCAGCGGCGTGCTTACGATTCTTAAGTCTTTCAATCTCGTCTTTATAGACTTCGATTTCAGTATCTATTAAACTTTCCTTACGGTTAACTTCAACTAGGAAGTGGTCTATTTTATCGACTTTAGACCTTAGTTGATGATGTAATACTTGAAGTGACTTTTCTAAGTCAAGTTTCCTTTCGTCATCTTGTTCAAGAATTATCTCCAACTCTGTGTCGATTGCTAATCCTATTAGCTCTTTTGTACTAGCCATACAGCCTCCTTAATAATGATAATCCACTACTGTTAGCCAGATTTGGTCATTACTATTTTGATTAGTTTCTTGAAGAAAATCATCAGGGTCAGTAGTAATCCACTTCCCCTTTAAATCGTCCCAAACTGTATCTTCACCATAGTCTATGTCATCAGCTGTTCTATCCCATCTGTCTACCATTTGCCAAGACTCTTCACATTGGTAAGTGAATCTTGAATCATCTTTTTGACTAAAGTATTTCCATAGACTTTCAGTAAGAGGCATACTATCACCTTCATAACCTTCACTTTGGTAAGAGTCTCTTAACCAAGGATGAGTAGAATCTGTCCCTGTTTTATGTTGCCACCATTGATTCAGTTCAGCTTGGTGTTTTTTGATAAAACCAGTAGGAACAAACAAATTCCAATCGTGACCTTTATGCTCTTCTGGCTCACCAAGAGTTTTTGCGAATTTTATACATTCTTTATAATCCGCATTATGTTCGTATTGTTCTAAACAACCCGACCATCTACCACCGATTACATACCAATCAGACGGGCCACTTGCCCATCTACCACCTTGGCTTGCAAATCCTTGGTCATCTAACCAGCTTACTACTTCATTACTAACAGTCTTGGAATTTATGTGTTCACTTTTGGCGTCTTGTGACGACGCTACTATCAAGCGATGGTGCATAATCTTCCCTCCGTAGTCTAAATGATGGTGTCCATTCTAGCTTTACGCCTTCAAACAAATCTCCATCACTGTTCTTAAACAAAGAAACGCTCTTAGCAGTACTGTTAGCTTCGCCTTCAATACCTACTACTTTTCGTGATGCGTTTTCTATTGCTCCAGAACCTTTACCAGCATACAAGTCTAATACTTGGTCTCTACTGTATGTTCTTGATATCTGAGATATCTGTATTATGATACAATCATAATTTACAGCTAGATTACTTAACTGGTGAGAGATGTACCTAATGGTTTCATACTCTCCTCGAATTCCTTTCGGAGGTTCGATAAGGTCAATATAATCAACAACTACGCAAGCGGGGTTAAGCTCTTTAACCTTCTCCTTAATTTGTTCTATTGTAGGAGATATAGTCTGGAAAACAATGTGTTGTAATTGCCCGTGATGAGCTTCATACAATGAATCATAATTTTCATTGACATAGTCCTTGTCTTTGCCGCTGATTATCTGAAGACTTCTTCTGTGCATATACCAACCACTTAATTCTAATGAAAGATAAAGTGTGGGTACCTGCCATTCAGTACGAATAATATCATACAAAGAGTCATAACCTAAAACAAGATTATGAGCCAATGTAGTTTTATTAGCACCTGTAGAACCAAATACAGTAACTAATTCACCGGGAAAGATAATAACATCTCTGTTTATACCTAAATTCCTTGCTAAATCAATTACTCTACCAGAGAAATCAGAAGTTAATCTTTCTCGCAGTTCTTTATGTAAATCATCACTTGTATGTACATCAATAAGATAATCTTTCCTATTATAATGTATGCAATGAGGTTTACAATACTCTTTCATTATGTTATCGTGACAACTGTATTTGTATCCAGCGTTATAGACAGCTTCAATCTTCTCGTGAACTACAGTTTCTTCTAATTGATTGTCATTCCAATACAATAAGGAAGCTTTAGTAGCATCTGAGGGAATACCGTTACGTCTAAAATGAGAAGCAATACGTAAAATAATATTGTTTCTATTGCCCTGACTGGGGCCATCTTTATACATTTGTTGTACACAAGGCACAATGTTTCGAGGTTCTACTACCGTTTTTAAAGCCCTTATCTTTGGTACTTCAGTGATAACGTGCTCTTCAAGCTCACCATCACCCCATAAGTCTGGATAATCATAATTAAGTCTTTGAGTTTCAGCTATCTTTAAGATTTCTTTTACTCCAAGACCCATTAGTTCTGTTATATCCAATGGAACTTTAAAATACCCACGTTTTTCATTTAAGGTATGTGGAAGGCGGTAGATGCCTGTCCTTTGATATACACTAGCATCAAGACCTTCAATTAAACTTGTCATAGTATTTTTTACTACAAAAGGAAGGTCTTTACTTGCGGGAAAATTAAATACCTCACCACTTAAGGCGATATGGTATCCAGTTCCACTAAAGTAAGGCTGAATTGCTCCGGCTTGAACTCCAAG